GACCTTTCCAGCACATCGGATATCACCGCTTTTGTTCTGGTGTTCCCTCCGCTGACAGAGGGCGGTAAATACATCGTTGTCCCGCATTTCTGGCTGCCGAGAGAAACACTCGACCTGCGTGTCCGGCGAGACCATGTTCCCTACGATGTCTGGGAGCACATGGGGCTTTTTCATATCACCGAGGGCAATGTGGTGGACTATAACTTTGTGCGGAAAACGATCAATGAGCTGCACACCATGTATAACATCAAGGAGATCGCAGCCGACCGCTGGAATGCTACACAGCTGATCACAGACCTTGAGGGCGACGGATTTACCGTTGTGCCGATGGGCATGGGCTTCAAGGATATGTCACCGCCGATGAAGGAGCTGTACAAGCTCATACTCGAAGGTATGTTCGTTCACGGCGGCAATCCCGTTCTCAGATGGATGGCAGGAAATGTGGTTGCCGAAATTGATGCGGCGGAGAATATCAAACCGAGCAAAAAGAAAAGTACTGAAAAAATCGACGGCATTGTCGCATGGATCATGGCACTAGACAGAGTGATCCGCCATGAAATGCAGGGCAGTGTCTATGACGAACCCGATCATGACCTGATTGTTCTGTAGGAGGTAATATATATGGGCTTACTAAGCTGGCTTGGCATCAGCAAGCCGAGAGACGCACCGTCATTGCCGGATATCCGTGACAATGTCCGTGATTCCGGTAATCTGTTTGTATTCGGCATGACGCACAGCGGAGAGCGTGTTGACGAACGAACGGCAATGCAGATCGTTACCGTATACGCCTGCGTGAGACTATTGTCAAATACCATCGCAGGGCTTCCGCTGCATCTGTACAGATATACAGGTGCCGGTGAGGATAAGGAACGCGCTACCGATCATCCGCTGTATAAAATCTTGTATCGGCAGCCAAATCCCGAAATGAGTTCATTCTCATTCTGGGAAGCGCTGATGTGTCATCTGCTGCTCTGGGGCAACGCCTATGCACAGATCGTCCGTGACGGCAAGAACGGTATCGTCGGTCTGTATCCGCTTCTCCCCGAGAACGTGGAGATCGACCGTGACCCGAAAAGCGGTGACCTGATCTACACCTACCACGCATACACCGATGAAAAGCCCGGTGAGCATGACAAGGATATCATCTTTCAGCGAGATGAGATACTGCACATTCCCGGTCTGGGTTTCAACGGTCTTGTGGGATTTTCACCCATTGCGATGATGAAAAATGCGCTGGGCGCAGCAATGGCGGTGGAGCGTTACGGCAGTGCCTTCTTCAAAAACGGAGCGCAGCCTGCCGGTGTTCTGGAGCACCCCGGTGTGCTGAAAAATCCCGAAAAGATCCGTGAAAACTGGACGAGAGTGTACGGCGGTTCCCGCAATGCGCACCGTATCGCCGTTCTCGAAGAAGGTATGCAGTATAAGCCGATCTCGCTGCCGCCGGAGGATTCACAGTTCCTATCCACCCGTGAATTCGATGTGGAGGAAATATGCCGAATGTTTCAGGTTCCGCCCCATCTGGTACAGGATCTGAAACGCAGCACCTTCAATAACATCGAGCATCAGGGTATCGCATTCGTGCAATATTCGCTTATGCCTTGGATCATCCGCATTGAAAAAGGCATCATCAAAGACCTTCTGCTGGAGGAGGAACAGGATGTATATTTTCCGAAATTCAATGTGGACGGCCTGATGCGCGGCGACTATCAGAGCAGAATGAACGCTTATGCGATCGGTGTCGGCAACGGCTTTATGAGCCCGAATGATGTGCGCAGGCTTGAAAACATGGATCTTATTCCGCACGATCTCGGCGGTGATGATTATTACCTCAACGGCAGTTATAACAAGCTGCAGGATGCAGGTGCCGCATACGACTTGGACGAGCCGGAGCAGACAGATACAGAGGAACAGGACGAAACGGATGAAGAATCGACCGATGACAGATTCCTGCGAAAAAGGCGCAGGAAGAAAGTACGAAACGGAGGGATGTAAATGCCGAAATTCTGGGACTATATTCACGATGACAGCGGCGGCAGAGTGCTCCGCCTGGAGGGACCAATCGACTCGGATTCCTTCTGGGGTGACGAGATCACACCGCAGGATTTCAGAGATGAGCTGTATGCCGAAGACGGCGACCTCACGCTCTGGATCAATTCGCCGGGCGGCAACGTCTTCGCCGCTGCAGAGATCTACACAATGATCCGTGACTATCCGCACAATGTCACTGTGCGCATCGCAAGCATCGCTGCATCGGCGGCATCTGTGATCGCAATGGCGGGCAATACTGTCCAGATGTCTCCCACCGCTCTTCTCATGATCCATGACCCATCTACCATTGCTTTCGGCAATGCCAAGGACATGGAAAAAGCCATTGCTACGCTGAACGAGGTCAAGGAGAGCATCATCAACGCATATGCGGCAAAAACCGGACTCAGCAGAAACCGCATCAGCAAGCTCATGTCCGATGAGACATGGATCAATGCGAAAAAGGCGGTCGAGCTGGGCTTTGCAGATGAGATTCTGTTCGATGAAAAGCCCGAGCCGGACAAGAAGGATGATGAGCCTGACGATCCGGACGAGCCTGATAAGCCCGATCAGGAAGGCGGTGACGATGAGGGCGATGAAAAGAAAGAGACCGAAAAGAAGCCGTTCAAGCTGGACACCGGCGATGCCCTTTGGGAGTACAGTACCCGTGTCATGGGGCAGACCATTCTGGGAAAGATCACCGCTTCCGCAGCACCCGAAGGCACAGAGCCGCCCGATGACGGCAAGGCAGATGATGCACAGAAACCTTCCGAGGAAGGGCTGACCGCACCGACAGTTACAGTGCCGGATATGCCTGTGATTGGTATGGACGGTAAAACCACAGACGGCTCTATGCCGTATGAAATTCTGAAACAGCAGCTTGCTTTTCTGAGATAAGCAGGCTGTATTTTTATGCTACACCGGATTTTATCCGGAGAAATGGAGAAAAGATATGAGCAAGATCATGGAACTTCGCAGTAAGCGTAATACCCTGTGGGAGCAGACAAAGAACTTCCTCGAAAAGCACCGTGGTGAGAACGGTCTCGTGGAGGCTTCCGCAGTGGAGCAGTACAACAAAATGGCCGGTGAGGTGCAGGCTCTCGGCGCAGAAATCGAGCGTCTCGAGCAGCAGGCAGCCCTCGATGCGGCGCTTTCCGCGCCGACCAGCAAGCCCGTCACCAATGCTCCCGGCACAAAGAATACACCGCCCACCAACCCGACCGTAACCGACGAGTACAAGTCCGCCTTCTGGGATATGATCCGCAACAAGGGCGATCAGCTTGCAGTCCGCAACGCGCTCTCTGTCGGTGAGGACACCGAGGGCGGCTACACTGTGCCTGACGAATTCGAGCGCAGACTGATTCAGGCACTTGAGGAGAACAACATCTTCCGCCAGATGGCAACGGTCATCAAGACCAATTCCGGCACCCGCAAGATCCCTATTGCGAACGATACAATGGAGGCGCAGTGGATCGATGAGGGTGAGGAGATCCCGGAGACTGACACCAGATTCGGTCAGACCACTCTCTCCGCATACAAGCTCGGCACGATGATCAAGATCAGCAACGAGCTTCTGCACGATTCCGCTTTTGACCTCGCATCGTATATCGCTGCTCGTTTTGGTGTTGCAATGGGCAATGCCGAGGAGCGTGCCTTCTTCACCGGTGACGGCGACAAAAAGCCTCTCGGTATTCTCGATGAGACCGGCGGTGCAGAGCTTGGTGTTACTGCGGCATCCCAGACTGCGATCACCTTCGATGAGATCTTTGATCTCTACTACAGCCTGAAGTCTCCCTACCGCAGAAACGCACAGTTCGTCTGCAACGAGACTATCCTCCTTCAGCTCATGAAGCTCAAGGACAAGAACGACAACTACCTCTGGAAGCCGTCACTCGACATCGCAAAGCCGGATACACTGCTCGGCAGACCAATCCGCACCTCTTCCTTCATGCCGGGTATCGCAAAGGGCGAGCGTGTTCTCCTCTTTGGTGATATGAAGAACTACTGGGTGGCTGACCGTCAGAACCGCACCTTCCGCCGTCTGAACGAGCTGTATGCCCGCACCGATCAGGTCGGCTTCCTTACCACACAGCGTGTGGACGGTCGTCTCATCCTTCCTGAGTCCGTTAAGGTTCTCAAGATGGCAGGTACCAAGGCAGCGACCGGCGGCACTACTGGCGGTAATACCGGCGGCAACGGCTGATAAGAACGGAGGGCAGATAAGTGAATCTGATCTCACTGCCTGAAACAAAAAACTACCTCCGTGTTGACCACTGTGAGGATGACAAGCTCATCCTCACTCTGATCGATACGGCGCAGCGGCTCGTGATGGATGTTGGCAGAATGAATGAAAAGCAACTCGCGGAAAATGAGGAAACCTCCCGGCAGGCTATGCTGTATACTGTTTCTTACCTCTATGAAAACCGCAATACTGCTGATTATCATGCGCTGACGCTGACACTCAGGGCGTTGTTATTCGCACAAAGAGAGGGCGTGGTCTAATGGAGATCGGGAAACTGAATCAGCGGATCGCCGTCCTTGAAAATCATGTCAAAAAAGATGCGATCGGAAATCACAAGGCTCAGTGGGAGGAGGCGTTCTCCCTCTGGGCTTCTGTGACGGTCGGCAATACACAAGGCTCTGCATCTGAGGAGACAAACACCGGAGTCACCAGAGAGATACAACGTATCGAGGTAACAATCCGGCAGACGCCGCAGACAAAGAAAATGGGCTCTACTGTGTATAGAATCCGGTTCGATGGCATCGACTACGATATCAAGGGCATTGTTCCTAATTACACATCGCAGGACTATATGAAGCTGATCTGCGAATCACGAAGGGCGGGATCAAAGGATGACATCTATTGACGATATGGCTTCGGCGATCATGGAGGGACTGGAGGAATATGCTGATCTTGCAGATGCCGCTATGAAAAAAGCTGTAAGAAAGACAGCGACCGCCGTCAAAAATGAGATCTCTGCAAACGCTCCTGTGAAGTCAGGCCGCTACAAGCGAAGCTGGACAGCTAAGAAAACCAAGGAAAACAGCCACACACTGGAAATGACCGTCCACAGCAAAGACCGCTATCAGATTGCACATCTGCTCGAACACGGTCATGCAAAGCGCGGCGGCGGACGTGTGGCGGCTATCCCGCATATTGCACCTGCTGAGGCAAACGGTGCGGATATGCTCGAAACGCTCATTAAAAAGGAGTTATCGTGACCTACGAGGAAATATCCGAGATGATGCAGGAGATCGGGCTGCCCTTTGCGTATCATCACTTCGCAGAGGGTGAAAGCCCGGATCCTCCGTTCACGCTGTTTCTGTCTCCCGGTGAAAATACATTCGGTGCGGATAACCTGATGTATGTCAGCTTCAAGCGGCTGCATATTGAACTGTACACCGATGAAAAATCCCCGGATGCGGAGGAGCGTGTGGAGGAAGTGCTGCATCAGCACAACATTTATTATACAAAATCCGAAACATGGATCGAGAGCGAACGGCTCTATGAGGTCCTGTACACATTGGAGGTATGAATATGGCTCTGAAGAAAAACAAGGTCAAGTTCGGTCTGAACAAGGTTCACTGGGCAAAGATCACAGCATGGAGTGATGACGGTGTTCCGACATTTGCAACGCCTGTGCGTCTGCCCGGTGCTGTTTCGCTGAGCATTGACGCAAACGGCGAGAACGACAACTTCTACGCCGATAACACCGTTTACTACGTTATCAACAACAACGCAGGCTATGAGGGTGACCTCGAAATTGCTCTCATCACCACCGATTTCGCAACCGATATCCTCGGTGAACAGCTCGACAGCAAGGGTGTCCTTGTGGAACGCAACGATGCCGAAACATCGCAGTTCGCGCTTTTGTTCGAGTTTGACGGAGATAAGAATCACATCCGTCATGTGCTGTACTGCTGCTCTGCATCCCGTCCTGCAACTGAGGGTCAGACCACTGAGGAGAGCAAGGAGGTCAAGACAGAGACACTGTCGCTGAAGGCTTCTGCGCTGCCTTCCGGTCTGGTAAAGTCCAAGACCTGTGAAAGCACAGATGAGACCACCTACAACAACTGGTACAACGCCGTCTATATCCCGATTGCAGCAACCACCAACAACAGCACCGGTACACGTTCGACAAGCAGCACCAAGGGCGGCAGCACAACCGCAGCAACCACTACTGACTGATTCGGAGGAGAACGAATATGGCTATCAAAAAAATCATTACTGTTGACGGTATCGAGGTTCCTTTCAAGGCGAGCGCAACACTGCCTCGCCTTTACCGTGCAAAGTTCCGCAAGGACATCTTCAAGGATTTCTCTGCGCTGAAGGATTCTGTTGACGAGAGCGATGAGGAGAATTCCGGTCTCGGTATCGAGAGCCTTGAGGTTTTCGAGAATATCGCATGGACAATGGCCAAGCACGCCGATCCGGAAAATGTGCCGGACAGCCCCGACGAGTGGCTCGAACAGTTCAATACCTTCTCCATCTACGAAGTGCTGCCGCAGCTTTTTGAACTCTGGGGCGTGAATCTTGAGACGCAGGCGGAGTCAAAAAAAAATCTCGCCCAGTTGACCGCGAGATGACAACGCCGTTGTTCCTTCTCCGATGTGTGCAGATCGGGCTGAGTTTATCTGACCTTGATCTGCTCACCATCGGAATGGTCAACGAAATGTTCATTGAAAAGGATAATGATGATATTTCATATGAATACAAGGCAACGCAGGATGACTTCGACTCCTTCTGA